GAGGGCGCTCGAGCGGGTCTGGAGCTTGGGCTGATAGCGGTCGTAGGGCTCGACCTCGGGCGAGTCGAACCGCTTGATCTCGGTGTGCGCGATGAGGATGCAGATCATTCCCTTGTCGTTCCTGAGCGCGTTGAGGCCGTCCAGGACCTGCCGCCACTTCTCGGCCGCGATGAGCGCGCCCTTGCCGTAGGCCAAGTCCTTGGCATCGTGCGTGCTCTCGATTTCGCGCCAGATGAGCGTTTCGAGCCAGTCGAGTGAGTCGATGACCACCGTGCGAAAATCGTGATCGCCGTCATAAAGCGCCTGGATGGCGTCGAGCACGTCGCCCGGCTTCGTGGCGATGGGGAAGTGCTCGACCTGCAGCGACCCGAGGCCGTCCTCGGTCAGGATGAAGATGGGGTTCGGCGCAGCCGCCGCGAAGGTGCTCTTGCCGATGCCCTCGACGCCATACACCGTGGCGCGCGGCGCGGCGATGGCGGTGTTCTTCTTGATGGACTTGAGATCGAATGCCATGTCAGGCCTCCTCGATGACGATGTAGGTCTTGGCGGGCTTCACGGTGATCGCCGGCGCGATCTGCCGCCACAGGTCGGGACGGTCGTGCCGGATCGCCTTCAAGAGCGACTCGTCGGCCTCGACCTTGGTCTTGATCGGCTTCTCCGGCCACGCGGCCGTGAGCTCGAGCAGACGGTCCACGTCGGCCTTGTAGGTGAGCTTGCCGGTGGTCTTGAGCTTCATGCCGTTGGCGAGCGGCATGCTCTCGCTGCCTTCCTCCTTGGCCGGGTGCAGCTTGAGGATCTGCTGCTCGATCTCGACGCGGCGCGCATTGGCAGCGGCCTCGTCGCGCTTGGCCTGCAGCCACGCTTGCGCGAGTGTTTCGACGTTCATCGTTGTTTGCCTCGTGGTGGGGGCGGGAAGAGAACCTAGCACCGTGATGCGAAAAACGCAACACCTATGACAAAAGGCCCGGTCAGACCGGGCGAATCCACAGCACCGGCGCGGCGGCCGTGGCAGCGACGTTCTCGATGGCGGGGCCTGACGGGAAGGGCAGGACCGTCACGCGGTCGGCATCGTAGCCGCGCTTGACATAGCCGACGTGCCGCGCTCCGTTCGCGGCCTCGACGACGGCGAGGCGGTCCACCATCGCCTGGACGCGCGCGTCGAACTGCCCGGTGAAGAGCAGCCAGCCGTCCTGCTGCAACTCAGGCGCGCGCACCTGCACGACGAGCGCGCCAGAGGGCACATCGCGCGGCGCCGTGACCCGGCGCGCCGCTTTCGCTGTCACCTCGCGCACCGCGCCCTTCGCATCGACGTGCGCGCGCACCGGCAGCGAGCGCGCATCCTCCTCGATGGGGATACCGGCGCGGGCGAGCACCTCGGTCACCGGGATCGTGAGCAGGCCGCTGATGCGGTTGGCCTCCTCGGCGGACATCGTGCGCAGGCCGCGCAGCATCAGGCTCACCGCGCTCGGGTCGAGCTCCATGTGCTTGGCGAGCCTGCGCAGCGACATGTCGCGCTCGGCCAGCCGTTCACGGAACCACCGCGTGTCGATTTTGGACTTGGCTTGCATCGTTCACCTCGTTGCCTAGTTCGCAGGCTGTTGACAATTCCTCATCATTCTTGCACCTTCGGCCGCTCCCGTGCAACTTGAACCGTGAGATGCGTCACATGCCGCAACTGAGTCCTGCCCGCGAAATCGTCCAGAAGCTCGGCGGCGTCCGCGCCGCGGCGCGCATCCTCGACATCGACCCGAGCGCCGTGTCGCGCTGGATGATGCCCCGCGAGAAGCGCGGCACGAACGGCCACATCCCGCGCCGGCATTGGCCGGCCATCCTCAAGCACTCGCGCGCCGAGCGCCTCGCCATCCGCCTCAGCGACCTCGCTGACATCTGACCGAGCGGCAGGGGGCCGGTATGGTCAAGAACTCGGAGTTCCTCTCCGCGGTCTACGGGCCGCTCGGCGACGCCTTCGGATGGACGTGCTCGTTTGCGGCCGACCCGAACAAGGCGGGCGGCGACGCCTGGTCGGGCTCGTTCTGGCGCGCCACCGACCGCCAGGTCGAGATGCTCGACCGACGCGGCGAGCAGAACACCTACTTCAGCGTCTCGCGGCTCACCGCCCCGCGCCGCAGCAAGAGCGCCTTCCACTCGCTCGCCGTGCTCGTGGCGGACGACGCCGACCCGCAGGAGATCAACGGCCGGCCGTCCTACGTCATCGAGACTTCGCCAGGCAACCACCAGATCGGCGTGTTCCTCGACCCCGCCGACCCCGCCACGCAGGACCTCGAGCTCATCGACCGGCTGATGTCGGCGATGGCCGACGCCCGGCTCATCAAGGCCGACGCCTCGGGCAACAACGCCGTGCGCTACTGCCGCCTGCCCGTCGGCCGCAACACCAAGGGCGGCGCGGCGCACGAGGTGCGCCTCTCGGTCTGGAACCCCGACCAGCGCCTCACCCTCGAGGACGCCGCCGGGGTGTTCGGCATCGACCTCGACGCGCTCGAGCCCCGGCAGCTCGCCCCGGCCCCCGCCGGCCCCGCCGAGCCCGACTGGGCGGCGCTCGTGCAGCAGGTGGTGACGGGCGAGGCCTACCACGGGCCGCTGCTCTCCCTCTCGGCCAAGCTCGCCGCCTCCGGGGCGGGCGGCGGGGCCATCGTGAACCTCCTGCGCGGCCTCATGGACGCCGCCCCCGACCGCTCGGACAGGTGGCAGGCCCGGTACAACGAGATCCCCCGCATGGTCGCCGGCGCCGACCGCTACCGCCCGGCAGCCACCGCCCCGGTCACAATCAACCTCGGAGGCCCGCAGGCGGCGCCTGAGCGGCCCTCAGACCTCGCCCCACTCGACTGGTCAGCCCTCGCCCAGACCGCCCCAGAGCCGCCAGAGTGGCTCGTGCAGGGGTGGATGCCCCGGCGCACGACCACGCTCCTCGCCGCCAACGGCGGCGTCGGCAAGTCGAACCTCTCCCTGCAGCTCGCTGCCTGCCTCGGCCTCGGCCGGCCGTTCATGTCCATCGACCCGGTCGCCCCCAGCCGGGTCCTGGTCCTGTCGGCCGAGGACGAGGCGCGCACCGTGCACTTTCGCCTCTCGAACGTCGCGGCCGACCTCGGGGTCGGGCTCGCCGACCTCGAGGGGCGGGTGGTCGCCTACGACCTCACCCAGCAGGACTGCGTCCTCTGGCGCGACGGCCTGCCGACCGCCCGCATGCAATGGCTCGCCGACACCGTCCGCCGGCACGAAGCCCAAGCGGTCATCATCGACAACGCCTCCGACGTGTTCTCGGCCAACGAGAACGACCGCGCCGAGGTGCGCGGCTTCATGCGCGCGCTCAACGCCATCGCCCAGGCGAGCGGGGCAGGGGTGCTGCTTCTCGCGCATGTGGACAAGGCCTCGGTGCGCATGGGCGCAGGCGCGGACACCAATTCGACCTTCTCGGGCTCGACCGCCTGGAACAACTCGGCGCGCTCGCGCTGGGCGATGACGCGCGAGGAGGACGCCGTCGTGCTGCGCCACGAGAAGTGCAACTTCGGCGCCCTGCAGCCGCCGATCCGGCTCGAGTTCGACCCCGGCGCGCGGGTGTTCCGCAGGTTTGGGGAGGTGACCGCTGCCGCAGCTGCGCGCAATGTGTTGCGAAGTTCACAGCGCGGTGCGATTCTCAAACTGCTGTCGGCGGCCGTGCAAGCCGGGCAGCGCATCTCGATGAGCAAGACCTCGAACAACAGCGCGTGGGTTGTCCTGTCTGGGTCGAAGAGCTTCCCGCAGATCGACCGCCGCGAGTTCTGGTCGATGCTCTTCGACATGCAGCGCGAGGGGCTGATCGAGGTGACGACCTACGAGAAGAACCGCAAGCGCTTCGAGGCCATCGCCATGACGGCAGCGGGGCTCGAGGAAGCAGCGCCCGCCTGGGAGCGTTAAGAGATCAGGGCAAGGATGCCCCAGAACACGCCGAGCAGCGCGGCGCAGACGACGAGCGCGTCACGCAGCAGCCGGAACAACCAGTCGAAGTCAGGGGGTCTTTCCATCGGCCCTCCGGTCGTAGGTTGTCAGCCCCCTGCGCATGATAGAACGCACCCCATCCACCGTAATGCCCATCTCCCGCGCCAACTTCTTGTCGCTCGGCAACGCATCTCGAGCCGTCTTGACCTCGAGGATGCGGCGGTACTGCTCAAGCGTGACCTTGGGCAATCTTCCCGATCTGCTCACTCGCCATCCTCCACGGCATCCTCGACGCGCTCGAGCAGCTCGTCGAACTCCCAGTCGGCGATCTGCTCCTTGCCGTGCAGCGCGCACCAGGCAGGGTCCATCCGGCGCAGGGCGTCGCGGATCTCGGTCAGCAGGGCGAGACTCACCTGCTCCCCCTCGCCCGCAGCGCATCGGCAATCGACCCCGCGCTCCATCCGGCTTCGGCAAGCGCAGCGGCGTACTCGGCGCAAGCCTCCCGCTCGGCCTCGACCGCTCGGGCGACAAGGTGGCGCAACTGGTTGGGCGCGAACGGATAGTGATAGTCCCCGGTCGGCTGCACCTTGAACGCTTCCAACACCATCGCCCGGAATTCCTCGTCGGTCATTTGTCCTCCTTCGTGATGCCGTGGTGCCGCTCGGCGGCGCGGAAGCCGGTGAAAAAATCTGCTGTTGCCGACGGCCCCCACGACGGGCCGTGTGCCGCAATCACCTGCTCCACCGTCGCAGGCTCCCGCTTCCCGTACCGCCTCTCGTACTCCTTCAAGAACTCCTCGTCAGCCCGTCGCTGCCACAGGTCGCGGTCCTGCGCTTCGATTTCCTTTTGTAGCGCGTCCTGCGTGATTGGCTCCGGCTTGGCGTCCGACTTCGGCGGTGCAAGGTACAACGGCTCGGCATCCTTGTGTCGTCTCTGCCAATCGCTGCCGCTGCCGGAGTCGATGTACAGGTAGCCATAGCCGTCGCCGTCATAGCGCATCGCAACAGGCTCGTTCAGCAACGCCTCGTCCTCCTGCTCTGCGAGCGCGTCAAAGAACGGCGCAACATCCAGCCAGTCCTGCGGGCGCATCGCCAACGAGCAGAAGAACCGCAACCGCTCCAACGGCGAACCGGGGTCATCCGTCGCGGCAATCTCGTTATAAACAGCCAACGCTGGCCCCTTCTCGGGATACTGCTCCGGCTTCTGCTCCGGCTCCGCGAGCGCGGCGTCGAGGGCGGCGAGGGCGGCGAAAAGTCTCTTGCCCGACACCAATGCAGCCCGTATCCGTTCGGCATCGGCGCGGGGCAGGGTGATGTTGCTCACGGCTTCACCTCCTCACAGAACACCTCGATGAACCGCTGCCGCTGCGCCTCTCGCGCCGCATCCCTCGCCGTAGCCCGCGCCGCATCCCGCGCCGCATCCCGCGCCGCATCCCGCGCCGCATCCCACGCCGCAGCCCACGCCGCATCCCACGCCGCATCCCTCGCCGCATCCCACGCCGCAGCCCACGCCGCATCCCACGCCGCATCCCTCGCCGCAGCCAGTTCATCATCCGTCGCTTCGCCGTTGGCATGGCGCTCGGCAACATCGAGAGCCGCCAGACTGCGCGAATCGGTCATCAAGTGCTGCACCTGCCTCGCGCACCAGACAGCGTACAGCCGCGCTTCGCGATCGCATCCCGGCACAGCACGAAGGCACCACAGCGCATCAGACAGCCCGTTGCTGTCGAGGATTGTGCGCAGCGGCAGCGGCTCGTCATCAGCCTCGATTTTGCCCAGATGGCGCAACAGTTTCGACCAACCATCGGCGCACGGCTGATGCTTGCGGATTTCGTTCAGCGTCGTGTTCACGGCTTCACCTCCTCGGCGCGGGCGATGGCGGCGCGGGCTACGCGCACAGCCCGCTGTGCGCTGGTCAACGGCGCGTCCACCCATTCGGTTTCGGCAATCAGCCGCAACGCCTCCACCAACTCCGCGTTCACGGAATGCAAGCGGCGCAGTTCGGCGGCGGCTTCGTGTGACATCTTGCCGATTGGATAGTACGAAGTGCTGTGCGGGCCATCATCAACAGCCAACCGCGCATCGGCGGGAACATCCTCAAGCCGCTCCAACAATGGCACCTGCATCGCTTCGGGTTGTTCGCTCACGGCTTCACCTCCTCAAAACAATCTGGAAAGTCGCAATCTGGTTGACCGATTCCGCGACACTCCGGACACGGCTTGCCCTCGTCAAGCGCGTGTCTAACCGCATCCGAAATGCACAGCGGCCCGTCGTTTTCTTCGCGCTTCGTTGCTTGTGCGCGCCGACGAGACTGCAACGCTGTCAACGCGGCTGCTCCCATGTATGGAACGCTCACGGCTTCACCTCCCGATGTCGCTTGATTGCGGCGATGGCGCGGTCGGCAGAAATCTCGACCTCGCGCAAAACGTCGAGGGCTTCCCACAGGTGCCACAGCGCATCATCCGCCGCGCTCTTCTTCGGCACACATCCCCACACGGCATCGACGGACGCAATCGTCCGCTCCTTGCACATCGTCGCCCACGCCTCGGCGTATT